GTTGAATATGGGATAATTTCATCAACATAGCTTACTGCTTTAAGTTGAGTATATCTCTCAACCACAGTTTGGACAGGCGCATTTTTCTCTGGTCTGTCAGAACTTGGATCTTGTTGTAATCCACATATTAAATAATCACATTGGTCCTTAGCTTCTCTTAACATTTGAACATGTCCTGCATGTAATAGATCAAATGTGCTAGCCGTAAATCCTACTTTCATAATATAATCTCCATTTTTAAATGCTATGTTGTATTATAACATATTTTTATTATAATGTCAAACGCTCGGTGCTGTATTTGCAATTTCCGGGGCGTAATCCCAATTATCATCAAACTCTATTAAACTATAATCAATACTTAAAGCTCTATCCGTTGTAGGTTCATTATTTGCTGTCATTCCTGGTTGCACAGAATAAAACTCTTCAAATGTGGTATTTGCAAGAGTATTAGGTGCATAACGAATATCAACAAATTTAATAACTGCTTTATCTCGTTCTGGTCCGAAGAACCAACCTTTCATTGTGAAATTTAGTGTATAGAGAACACTTCTTCTTTCTTCAAAATCACCTTCATATAAATCCTCAAATGTTGTATCATTCAAGATTAAAGGTATGTCCATTGGTTCTAAACCATCAATTAATCGCACAGTACTTGTAAACTCTGGATTAAAGAATGGTAAAATTTGTTCTAATATTTTTACTGCGTCTTCATTGTATTTAGCCATAATGTACAATGAAAAATCTAAATTGTATGGCACTCCAGCATATACGAATCGTCTGCCACCACCTTCAACATCAACTCCAGTTTTTCTTACTTTTCTTGTTGGAGCAACCTTTCTATCTGGATCGTATGACATATTGGTCATTTCAAACGACATTCTTGGTAGGTTAATTGCTACACCTTTTAAAAATTTAGGATCTTGTGTAACACGAGCTAAAATCTTTTGGAAAGGAGCATATGAAATGGGCACAATCATATCCTGGATAACAGTCCCATTGTTATCTGCTCTTTGAATCTTCATTTGATTAAAATATGTACCAAATAAGGCAACATATTTTCTCAAAGTAGAATTATAAAAATAATTAGCAATTCCCATATATTACCTATGTGTCGTTAATATTAATATTTTCACTGAATGGATCTATTTCAGAGAAATCAATAATTGCATCGCCTTCTTGTTCAAATACTAAGTTACGAGCAATTGGGTCGACCTGAGCGACAGCATTGAGTGTGGCTGTATTTGATGTAAGTATTTCTCTATTAAATGCATCAAAGTATGTGTCAATATTATCACGCCCAGTTTGCAATCTTTGACCTGTGTATTCAGCCAATTCACAAGTCATATCAAATACTTGTAAAGCACCTGATTGATAGAATAGGCTTTCATCTTCAACAAATTTAATCTCAAAAATATTTTCTGATAGTGGGAAGTAAATTAAATCGCCTTCTTTTGGACGAATAATTGAACCTTCTTCTCTTGTGACAAATCGTTCGAATGTTCTATTTGCAACTGTAAGTGTCATTTGGTCTCGTATTTGTAGACCAAACTTGGATAGGAAATCACCTTCGCCTTCAAACCCATCTACATTCTTAACATAAGCTTCAAACTCAAATGTTTCGTTATATAATGGAAGGTCATCTTCATTAAATACTTTATCTAATGCTCCATCAATACGAGTAATGTAGATAATATCTACACCATACATTTTGATGCTTTCAATAACTAAATCATCAATCAGCTGTTGCTCATTGAAGTTTGAATAGTTATCGAAGAAAACATTAGTTGCCATAAATTACCCGATAAAGTTATGTGTTAAAGGTTGGAGACTTTGTATTGCTTCTTCTTCCATACGTTGTCGGTCTTCTCTCGCCTCTGCAAGAATATTTGCTCCATTAAATGTCACACCGCCGACCAATTGCATACCATCAAATTTAGTTAGATTTAATCCCCATTGTTCTCTTATTAATGCTGAAGCATAATTCTGTAACCACCTATCAGTCCATACATCGTTATAAGATGAATCGTCAATAATATCATACGCCTCTACAATAACATAATTACCTACGGTTAGTGCACTTTTATCTGCGTCTATATAAAGTCTATTAACATGTTTATTGTAACGAATCATCGGTTTACCTACTAACATTTCTTGTAGGAATTCCAAATGTGACATTGCCATATAGTAATTTGAAACATTATAACCAGTAATATCTTCTAAATTATTAAGTACAAATTGATATTGTACATTGAAGATACCGCCTCCAGTTGAAATGCTTGACTCTAAATTAAAGATACCCGATATACCTAAAAGTCGTTCCGGTAATGCGATATACCCATTGTCAATGTCATCTTGAGTGACTTGATGTTTTAAATAGATGAGCTGACTTCCATTATAATGATAATCGCGCCAAAAATCAATAGCTTCATCAATGCGATCTTCAACCTGCTCATCAGATACGTTAATCTGAATTACTGGTGCTCCTATTTTTCGGAGGACCCAGTTTTTAAATTCAGTTCTTGATGTTGGTTGTGCCATTTTTTTTATTTCCTATTTTTACTTTATTGGGCCCGATTGGTTCGATGATGCATCGCAATCAGATCTAACTTCCATTGTAAATAATTTTGTATCGTCATAACCTGCTGCTCTGCCCCAAAATTCTACAGTAGATACCTTATGTGAAGCATCAGAATCTCCTCCAGCAACTGCAAGTGTAAGATTTGATTCAAGTTCAATAAAATCATTTGTATTTACAGCTAACCAAGTATCATCTGTATATGAATTTAAATATGTCATTGAACTGGTTGTATAAAGAGGTTCATATCCTGGAGCAGTTACTGTAGTCTGTTTCATTTTAATATGAGTTAAATCAAAACCATTTAAATCATAAACTGTTTCAAATGTTGTACCTACAGAAAATGAATTAGGGGAGAGTATTCTCTGCACTCCTTCTGTTGAAATAAGATCGCCGTTTCCTCCAGTTCCATCATCTTTTACTTGTATCACGACACCATTAGTAGCATCTTTTAAGAATTTCAATGAAATTCTAACAGTTGCTATGCACGGAACGCCGCCATCTCTTACTTGGCTTGAAATACCGTCTAAACCAATAGAAGGTGCTTCATTCATAGTTATAGTTGCGCCGTCATCATTAATTGCTGTACCAGTTACACCTCCACTCCCCGGCGTTGTTTTAAGTCCGATAACAGTATTAAATGAATGTGGTATAGTCATATTTAATATTTATCCTATTCGCCCAAAGCTTCTATGGTAACATGTTTATCTGTATGAAAGTCTGTATACAATGTTAATATTCTATTCTTTTCTGCTTCTAATTCAGCTTCTGTATCAGTGTGATAACCAATATTATACATCACATTTGAGTTTGCAGAATCAACGGAATCTTTAATTGTGATTTTAAATGTATGATTACTCATCTACTTTCTCCATTTGAGGTTATACAACTGCTTGCGTTCCATAAGTTGCTGATAATTGTGGCGTATTGAAGAATCCACTAGCATCTGAAGTGAATGTTCCCTGGTCACATACAACTTTAATTCTAAATTTCGGAGTACCTGAACTTGGGGCACTTGTGAAAATCCATGTTGTTCCACTTCCATAAGGTGGATTAGGATCTCTTTTAGCCATCCAACCAATATTTCTTACACTTGGCGTAGTAGGTACGCTATAATAAGTACCAGAATTATAACCGTTTTGTACTGGAGTTGGGCCCCATCCATATATGGATGGATCACAACTTCCGGAACATGATTGACTACCAACATTATATTGAACTTCAACAGAAGTAATATTTGTAAAGCCACTATAATTACAATAAACATCAGCATAAGTTCCAGGCGCGCTAGAATTTCCGTGGCCTCTATTGATAATAATTCTATTATTACTTGGATCGTGACTAAATGTTAATCGACACCAAGCTTCTGGGAAGCCAAAAGATTGCGTTACACTTTCATTAGTTTGCCAACCACTTAAGTCAAAGAAAGAATCCATGGATGCTGGTTGCGTAGATGTATCGTTAATTGTAAATGTGTCTGTTGCAACAATTGTACCTGATGTGCTTCCTGTTCGTATTTCAATTGTTCCTGTTTCACTTCCTTCAGTTGTAGAGTCGGCCGTAGGTGTAACTGTAAACGAACCAGCGTTGCTACTTATACTAAAGCTACCAGACGAAGTACCAAAGTCTCCAGAAGGAGTAACTGTCCAGTATAGAGTTGTGCCGTTTGAAACATTAGTTGTAGATACATTCATAGTTCCAGCAGAACCTTCGTCAATAGAAGCTGGGGCTGTTACACTATAGGTTGGTGCCGGTGTAGTAGAAGTATCAAGTATATCAAACGTATCTGTTGCAACAATTGTACCTGATGTACTTCCTGTTCTAATTTGAATTGTTCCGGTTTCAGTTCCTTCGGTTGTTAAGTCTGCTGTTGGACTAATATTAAAGGCTCCTGCATTACTGTTAATAGTGAAACTACCAGATGAAGTTCCAAAGTCTCCTGCAGGAGTAACAGTCCAATAAAGTGTTGTGCCATTGGAAACATTAGTTGTAGATACACTGATGCCTCCAGTTTGACCTTCAGAAATACTTGCAGGTGCAGTTACGCTATAGGTTGGTGACGTTGAAGTATCATTAATTGTAAATGTGTCGGTTGCTACAATAGTTCCACTAGTACTTCCTGTTCTAATTTGAATTGTTCCGGTTTCAGATCCTTCAGTTGTCAAGTCTGCTGTAGGAGTTACAGAGAACGATCCTGAATTACTGTTAATAGTGAAACTACCAGATGAAGTTCCAAAATCTCCACCTGAAGGTGTTGTTACAGTCCAATAAAGTGTTGTGCCATTGGAAACATTAGTTGTAGATACATTCATAGTACCTGAAGAACCTTCATTAATAGAAGCTGGAGCTGT